ACGGAAGCGGGCGTGGACTACACCAAAGAAGAGGACGCCAGCCTGCATTGGGAAGTGGCGCAGGTCCTAGCCGAAGACCCCTCTGTTGGTATCGAGAGGGCTAAGGAGATAGCCGAAGGGCGGATCGCGGAACAGGCGGCGCTACCGCACTTGGGAATGGAGTGACATGGGTGACCTGACCGATCTGAAGATTGTTGAAAACGAATACCTACCCGAAGGGTTTGTCCAGTTTAATGACGGTCATGGCGTGTCTATCTTAGACGTAAAAAGTGGTAACGTGGTCCGTATCCCGCATAGTAGTTTTCAAGTAAGCTATGAACTTTCTCCAATATGCGAGCAGAAGGAAGACTCGACGGTTTTCTATTTGCTGTGCACGATGAGGTTCTATGAGTGAGACCGTAGCCACGCGATCCCCGTCTGAGACTCTGATGGGCTGTCTGGAAGAGTTCGGAAAAGCCGAGCCGACAAGGGTTATGGTCATCTGGACCGACGAGACGGGCGATCTCTGTTGGAGCACTTCTTCTCCTCGCGTCCTGTCGCAAATGATAGGTATGTTGGAGTGTGCGAAGGCAGCGTTGACCCGCGAGTTTCTGGAGTTGGAATGACCCCCAAACAATTCAAACCCATCATCCTTAGAACCCTGAAAGCAGGGCAGAAGTTCCAAACCGTAGAAGCCTTCGCGGACCATCTCATAGCGAAGATGGACGACTTCGCAGATATGTTTGCGATGGCGCTGGAGGTGGCGGGAACCACTACCAGCCCGGCAATCGAGTCTGTATCCAGACAAGAGCTTCCTCCCGCAGACCCAGCCATCATCCTCCCCACGGCGAGGGACGCTGCCGACGTCTCGGAGAGATTCAAGCCCAAACAGCCTACGGTGGGATTCCTAGAGAATTTCACTAAAGAGGAGATGTTTGAGCACTACAGCAAGAACCTCCCAGCTACCCTGCAAGTCCATCCTCTTGGGTGTAAAGCCCCAATCACATTGGCCCGAAGCATTCAGAGAGGGCCTGGGGAGAGCTTTGCCGACATTCGAAATGGCGGCATCTACATGCCGACAGTAAAGATCAGTTACGCACAGCCGGGGGTGTCCGATCCAGCAGAATGCGTTAGTGTGGTAGTGTCCACGTCCGATGCGGACATGAACCCGAAGCGAGTGCTGGACGAGATTACAGCGCAAGCCAATGCCCGCTACACCTCTGAGCGCCGGAAGATAGAACCGAAGTTCGCCATCCCCCCACCGCAATCCCTAGACGAGACGATCCGAGGGACACAGGAGGAGCGCACCCCATGGAACACAACCGACGAGCAGGCTTCAGGTAACGACTTGAGCCAGTGGGGAGCGCCGGTCGCGGGGGTAGCGGCATCGAAGTTCAATAAATAAGGAGTGGAATGACGCGCTACTATCAGTCCGATGTCACCACCCTGAGCGACGAGGAGATCCGCGTCCTGATGGACGAGATCCAGGCAACCGGGATTCTTGACGGGGATGAGTATTCCCTGGCCGACTTTATGCCAGAAGATTCTTGGGAGCGGCAGGCTTCAACACGATGGAGTGAGTTATGTATAGAGCAGCACCACCGTTACGATCTGGCCCATCCCGAAGAGGTGGAGCGCAGGAAGAAATTGGGCAGCGCCATGGGACAGCTTTTGGCGTCTATGGCCGAGCTAGAGATAGACTCCTTATTTAGCAACTCCGGTGTCTTTGGTAAATGCAAACTGGACAACTTACGCACGTCCGGGGTAGTCTGCGATGGCGGGGTATCCATCCAAGAGCCAATCATGTATGGGAATGATTCTCCGTGGAAGGTCCCCCGCGATTCCTAACAATGTATGGCGGATCAGTCCACAAACCCCAGTTTCCTGGGGATAACGAACCAGAGCGGCGCAACTGGGGGGACTACCCCCTCCATCAGCCGCTCCGCCATCAAGGTTACGCGCAAGAACATCGCCAAGATCCCAGAGCGCCATCTTATAGAGAACATTGACCCTATGCTCACAGAGGCGTTCATAGGATTGCGCCAGAAGATCAAAGACGGCAACGTGCGCTGTATCGAGTTGGCCCTGCAAATTGTGAACCTCATCAAGCCGCCAGGGGGCGTCACTGTCACCAACAACCTACTCCAGCAGAACAGCAACAAGACCGATAACACCTCCGTCAGCTTCGAGTCCCTTGTCCGTAAGTTGGAGAAAAGGAATTTGTCCGCTTCCCAAAACGTGATCGACGTAACCCCAGAGTAAGGGCGTGTGTATGGCCGACTCCCGTTGGCACCAAGACCTTGAGGTTGCTCAGCTTATCGAGCACCTGAATCAAGAAGATAAATTCAATCAACCCGATAACCTCACCCCATCCGAGGTCAGGGTCATCCTCCGCGAACTCGAACACTGCCGGAACGACTTCGTGTATGCGGCCAGAAACTACTTCTGGATCACTACCAAAAAGCTAAGAAATCAATTACTTACGCTGTTACCGGCCCAGGAACTTATATTGGAAAAAGTTCTTGAAATGAAGGCTAAGAAACAGCCACAAAAGATTATAATCATAAAAGCCCGGCAGTTAGGGTGCTCGACACTAATAGAGGCGCTTATAGCTTGGCGCACGATGTTCTTTACAAACATAAATGCCCTCGTAGTCTCTTACGACAAGGCCCATACTTCGGATGTTCTGTTCCCCATCATGTGCTTCATTTACGATAATATGCCCTGGTGGATGAAGCCGATGTGCGCCCAGAGGAAGGCCGACGAGCTTCTATACTTCGACAATCCCAAGCCAGACTTAAGGAGCATTGATCCTGGATTAAACAGTAAGGTGTTCGTCAGAGGAGCAAATTCTTCTGGCGTCGGGCAGGGAATAAGGTTAAGCGCCGTACACGTTTCTGAGTTTACGGAATATGCGGAGGACGTAGCTCGCGGGATTATTGATGAAGACATGGTGAATGCTCTTGTGGAAGACGAGAACACCTTTGCTATTTTGGAATCAACGGCTAAGGGGGCCAACCGTTACGGGCATAAACTCTGGAAGCGCTGTATGGAATTGCTGGGGAGCGATGAGGCTGAGTGGTATCCACTATTCCTTCCGTTCTTTTTTGAGGCAACTAGAGTCCGCCCGGTGCCTGTCAACTGGAGGGTTGAGACGCCGGAGTTTAGAATGAGGGAGAAAGTAGAGTCGGAGTGGCTTCGCTGCCAGCGAAGTGAATGTTTACAGTATCACTACCGCTACGTTCAAAAGGTAGACAGATCTGGTTTAATTTGCCCAACCTGCGAGATTGGGATACTTAACCCATACGTGTTGGCCGACGAGCAACTGGCATGGTATGAGCATCGTAGAAAGAATTCGGACAGAGACGAAGAGAGTTCTAAGTTACTGAAACAGGAAATGGCCAGCACAGGCGAAGAGGCATTCCAGTTGCAGGGTTATCAGATATTCGGGCAGAAGGCGCAGGACTTCGCCAATATAAACGTGCGGAACCCGATAGCAGAGGGAGACTTCGATCTGGCTGGAAGATTCCACGGATGTAATACTACCAATCCAAAGAACGAAGCTGGGTTTTATTCCTGCTACCAGGAGGATTGCAACCTCGATCACACTTACGACGATACTCCGCTGAAGATCTGGGAGTGGCCCATGCCGGAGGCTGAATACTGCATAGGTGCTGATCTCTCGGAGGGGTTGGGCGGCAAGTCGGCCTACAGCGTAGGGGTCGCTATCCGGTTTAGCACGACAGGCGGCGGAGATTATCAGGTAGCAACGTGGAGGGCAAACACGATTGATCCTATTGGGTTTGCCTATAAACTGAACCATCTTGGTTTGCTTTACAACAGCGGACTGATGTCTGTCGAATGCAACCGATATGACATTTGCTTAGGCACGCTGCGCTACCAGTTGGGGTATCCCAATCTATACCGCTGGAAGCACCTGGATTCGATGAACATCATGTCGAACAAACTAGGATGGTGGACAAATATGTCTTCCCGTCCCCGGTTATGGCAGACGTTCAAGCGGTGGCTACAGCAGGAATTGTTCTTTGTCCGATCTCGCAATCTGGCGGAAGAAATGAAAAACTTCGTTAAGAACGAAGAAGATTCCTACAGCGCTGGTGGCGACCAAGATGAGTTTGATGACGAGAATATGGCGGCGATGATTGCCCTTTATACCGCCCACGAAGGAGATTGGAACGACAGCCTGGGGATGATCGCGCCGAAGGCGAAGTTGGCAAAAGAAGATGCCGTCTATGTGATAAAGTGCCAGAACTGTCAGAACGAATGGTGGGCCAACACAGTCGAGGATAAGAACATAGACCCGACAGAGTTTCAGCCGCAGATGGACCCCAATCACAAAGTAGTCCAGTCTGGAGGGATGCGGTGTGCGGTATGTGGGAGCCGTAGGCTTGAGATTACGCGGAACAATAATAGTGGCACGCCGGTGTCGCAACAAGGAGAAGATGATCTTATCGACGAAGCGAACCAGTATTGGGACCCATCGCAGGAGTGGAATAATCCGAACGACATGGAAGTTTTCTAGGTGGACGAAAATACGATTTCATAGTATCGTAGGGGCGTAAGACGGCGCTGGCATAGCCCGACCCCCTAAAAGGAATAGGGAAGGAGAAAAATCCCGTGTCCTCCTGCAATACAGCGACGACATACACTTCGACTTTGAATTACCGCCAGGACACTGGTGGGACGGACATCGTATATCAAGGCAAGGGGATCTGTGCGATTCACAGCCAGATGCCAAGCCAGAGGACGTTGACTACCGATGCGGGTAGCGCTGCCGGTACCTATGTCCTGTATTTCCCTTCAACCGCTGGGCTTTATACTGGCGTTTGGGCCAATGCTGATGGTATCCCAGGCAACACGCATGTCACCGCAATCCAATCAACCTTTCTCCAGCTTGACACAACGCTAGCCACGACCATCACGACTGGCACGCCGATCATATTTACTCCAGGCCCCATTGGTGTTCCAACGATCTGGGGGACAAGCCCCGCCAACACCTATGCCATACCAGCCCCAAACAGCGACGGGACTTACGGGCCGCAACACGCTACCGATCCCTATACCTATACTGTGCAGATGGCCGCTGCTAGTTTGGGGTTCGGACAAAGTTTTAAGTTTGTTTACAATGGTCAGGTTATCTACGGCGAGGTAGTGTAGACGGATTCGCTGTTAGGAAGCACTATGAACAACCCGTCGTTTGACATCGCTCCGGTAACTCGGGCACAGGTAGATAATCTACTCGCTCAACTCACGGCGAGCGGCAGGACCGTCACGGAGACGGGGCCAGCCGCCTGGAATATCAAGACAAGGGTGATGTTCGTGACTATTGAAGTCAATGCCGAGTGGGCGGAGCCCTCGATACTCACGGTCAACGTAGTCCATGGACCGGCTGGAGAGATCGAGTCCGGCCTGAGGAAGCAACTAGGAATGCAATCGTAAGAAAGTAAGGAGTAAAAATGTCCACACCAACAGATCCGATGCAAGGTTTTATCGGCCAGCCCGCCCCTGGGGCCACCCCGCTCCCGCCCCCGGCTCCTGCCCCGGCAACGAAAACAATCACGCGGTCCACATGGGCCGCGACCACCCCCGTCCCGGCGTCTTTCCTCTTGGAACTGCTGACGGTCGTTGATGCCCCGGCGGGAAGCAATGCGCTTACTCTCGGCTGGCCGGGCTGGATTCCAGCCGGAACGACCGTTTTCAACATGGCCGCATTCCCGGCAGGGATTGTGAATCTGGCGGTCGGCCAATCGGTCCTTTGCCAATACTGGAACGCTATCTCCGCAGGTGCCACGATTGCTTCCATCACGCCGACTGGGATTACACTATCCGTTCCTTTAGCCGCCGACCTTCCGCAAAACACCCCCGTTGATGTCACGGATGGTGCATCTTATGCGGCAATCGGCGATGGTGTTACGGGATCGCGCCTGTGCTTCCGCACGGAACCTGCCCTCTACGCAAACCTGAAACCGGGCATGAAGGTTTCCGGCGAGGGTATCAACCCGGACGCCAACGTAGTCGTGGCGTCGGTCATCAGGAGTGGGCAGGTGGTGACGGTCGTCTCCACGGTGCTCAATGAGCCTGCCCTGACCGCCCCTATCGTGCCGGGAACTGCAATTAGTTTTGCGGAAAAATCCTAATAGGAGTCCCCCAATGAAACTGAAACCGTTTCTGGCCGTACTCGCGGCGGCTGCCATGCTCACCCAAACCGGCTGCACTGGTTCCCAGATCCTAACCACCCTGGAGGGTAGCGTAGCGGCTACGGAGTTGCTGGTGGCGGCATTGGCCGCAAACAACACGATCCCCGCCGACATCGCAGGCCCGCTTGAGGGTGCGATTGCTGACGTTCCCGCTGCTTACACCCAGACCGCCGCAGAGATAGCGTCTTCGGACACAAACGCGATCAAGGCGCTGAAGATCACCGCGTACTTCGCTAATTCCCTTCAAGCGCTCAAAGTTCTGCCTCCTGCGGCCCAAGTGTATGCCGTCCCTGTGATAAATGCGATCAACGCTTTCTTAAACGAAATCAATCCGCCAGCGACGGCAGGGGCGTTCCAGCCTGCCTATCGCGGGACTGCGGTGTCCTTCCCCGCCACCGGCTGGGCTCACCAGATAGCGCGGCACCACCTTACCGACGTCAAGACCAGGGCGCTGAATCTTCAAATCGCCATCGACAACCTCAAGAAGTAGGCTATGCGCGCGGTATTCCTAGTGTTGCTTGCGTTGGGGCTAGCCCCGCTAGCCCTTCCTCAAGACAACTTCGCTGCGGCGGGGGTGTCGTACAACCATACCTCAGCCTCTGCACTGGCGGGAACGGCGGTCTACGCGCATGTCGTCGCCGGGAACTCTTGGTTCTTCTCCAGCCTGGACGTGATCCCGGCCTCGACCAAGCCGGGCAACGTCGCCACTAACTTTGCGCCAGGTCTAGCCCAGAAGCTGTTCACAGCCGGGTGGCTGGACCTGTACACGGTCACTGGCGCCGGGGTAAGCTGGGCGGGCGCAAACACGGGCTGGACCTGGAGCGGCGGCGAGATGCCCGTCGTTCGCCTACCGCGGGGCTGGGTAATCGCGCTCCCGGTGCGGTTCGTCAAAAGCAGCGTGAACAACAACTCCAACTACCAAGTGATCGCCACGCTGATGATTGGGAAAGGTTGGTGAACATGCCAGAATTTACATGGAAGCTCGGTCGGAACCCGAGTCCGCCTGATGATCGCAATCTGAAGCTCACCAAGTACCTAACCATAGGGAAGCTGCCGCCCACGCCGCAGAGCGTCCGGTATAGCACAGCAGTACTTCGGGTTGGTGGGTATCGGATGCTGCTTAACGACACGCTAGGATGCTGCGTCCCTGCGGAAATGTTCCACACTGTTATGCAGCACGCCGCCAATGCGGGCCATCCTATGCCGGTGCCGAGCGATGCCGAAGTGATTTCGCTGTACTCAGCCATCGGCGGCTATGTTCCCGGCGATCCATCAACCGACAACGGATGCGATATGTTGACCGCGTTGAACTACTGGCGCAACACGGGCATCACCATCGGCGGCGTTGTGCATAAGATTGGTGCATTCGCGCAGATCAACTTAGCCGATCCCGACGAAATCAACGCGGCCCTTTGGCTCTTCGGTTCGACCTTCGATGGCGTAAACCTTCCTGTCGCCATGCAGAATTCTAACTTCTGGGGTAATATCCCATCCGACCTGAGCGGAGATTGGGAACCCGGTAGTTGGGGCGGGCACTGCGTCGGTCAGGCAGACGCCACACTGGACCCAAACCTAGACCTCTACCAGACAGTTACGTGGGGCGGATTGATGGCAACCGACGCCACATTCATGAAGGCCTATTGCGACGAGGCTTATGTGGTCATCTCGCAAGACTGGCTCGCCGACAACGGGCAATGCCCGGCTGGGTTCGACATCGCCGCATTGACGGACGATCTGGCTACGGTGTCCGCATAAAGAAGGAGTCATGCTCTCAACTGAACTCGGCAGCCAAGCGGGCATTAGTATCATCCTGGTCTACCTGTTACAGTGGCTCAAGGGATCGCCGTGGTTCCCCTGGCTCACGGCGAGAACGGACACCATCAACCGAACGTTGGCCATCGTAATCGCATTCCTAACTTCGGTTGGTTTTCAGATCAACATGACGGGAAGCTGGACATCGGGCGGCACGCTCATCATTCAGATCCCAGCCGCGACGGCTATCTTTTCCGTAATCCTGCACTCTGCCGCGCAAGTGGGGATGCAGGAAGGATTCTATCGAATGGCGGTCAAACCGCCACCCGAGCCCCTGCTCAAACTCAGTAAAGACGATACCGTCTCCGTAACGAAAGGATAAGTCTACTATGGGAATAAGTCTGGCGTTTTGGATCTTGATGCTTTTCTGGTTGATCTTCGGCTGCTGGAATCAGTACGTGCCGAATCAGCCGTACCCAATGAAGTGGGCGGGGTTTTACCTGCTACAGTTCGTGTTGTTCTTCATGATTGGCTGGAAACTGTTTGGAGCGCCAATCCACGGAGGGTAGACCATGCTGCTTCTCTTGACATCCTCCGTCGCCTAAAGGCGACGGTCTCCTTGAGAAAATCGTATGATGACAATTCTAAACTTGGTTCACCAGATCATCGCCCTACTGCGAAATGTGCTAACGAACCAAGCCAATTTGGCCTCACAGGTCAAAGTAGTGCAGTCGGGGCTTTCGGCTCAGATTGCTGCCGTGCGATCCCTCGTCCAGCAGCAAGGCGAGGCTCAAGTTCTTACGCTGGCTCAGATCACGGACAGTCTCGCAGTCATCGAGAAGGCCGTTTTCTACATACCAGGACCGCCAGTGAAGTTGCAAATCACTCTCGGGAAACCGCAACCACAGAAATAGAATCCTATAGGAGTTCACATGGCTAATTTCCAACTTCAAGATGCACAGAAGGTCTCGTATGCGGTGGCTGTCACCGACGTAGACAACAACCCGACAACCCTCCAGCCCGGCGATGTGGTGACTGCCATTTCGTCCATGCCCGCCTCTTTGGCCGTCGTGCCCGACGCGACTCCTGTAGCTGGCAGCGTGGCCTCCGGCTTCCTGGTGGCTAGCTCGACGCTCGCACTCGGCGTTACGTTCACGGTGACGATCACTCCGGCTGCCACTGGCGCAGCGGCCATCGTTGCCACCGACCTGATTGATGTGGTCGCTGGTGCCGATACCGGCGTGACCATTACGCTCGGCACGCCCGTCAGCCAGTAACTCTTGCAAGAGTGCAAGCCGGGGGCTTAGGCCCCCGGTATTGTTTCGTAGAAAGGTCAACCATGCCCGTCCAGCCGTCTATCCATATTCCCTTGACGCTCGTACTTCGGGAGGAAACTGCGAAGCAATTCCAGGACTCCCTGAAAGATGTCCCCTTCACCGATTGGCTGGCTACCAGAGCACGGCTTTGGTTTGAGAATTATGCTAACGGCGGCGTCATGCTGTCGCCCGATCAGGTCAAGAAGATTGAGGAAACTGTCGAAAAGCCAGTCAGCAACGGCAGCGACGTTGTGAATGCCGTTGGGGCAAGCCGCAATATCCAGGACGGCTCCCACACGTTTCTCTTGACGCTGGACCCAACTTGGGTACAGCCGCTTAAAGATCGCGCTGCCGAGATGGGCCGCACGCCAGAGGAGCTTATCGACGATATGTTCTCCATCGGCATGGAGAACAATTGGGCCTATTCGCTTGACCCGGCGTATCAGCCTCCGGTGTATTTCCCGCATCCTGAGATTCTGAAGGGGCTGACGGGGAAAGATCGCCCAACCGGCGCGGAGGTTGAGAAGGGTATCCAGCAACTTGTTACGGAAGCACGGAAGGCCGTGGATCGGGCGAAGGCGCTTGAGGCCCCTGTAGAGGTGGCGGGCTAATGCCCATCTACGAGTTCGCCTGCGCTCACGAAGGATGCTACTTGCAGGGGCAAGTCTGGGAAGCCTACTTTACGAAGATTGGCGCTACGATGCCCAACTGTGTGGAGTGTGGCAATCCGACGCAGCTTATACCTTCAATCTCCCACGCCATCTGGTTGGGCACTCTCGACAAGTACAACCAGCCGGGATGCGTAACCCAGAACCCCACAGAGGACGGCGGGCACGTCGCCTATCGGGTCAGAAGTAGCCGTATGGTGGATGGCTCCCCTGAGCCCGTCCGCATCCGCACAGTCCAAGAGCAGAGGGAGTATTGCAAGGCCGAAGGACTGACAATGCCGAGCGACATGCCGCCGCACGCGGAGTATTCGGCTAAGGGGGCAAGCTGCCAAGGAATGCCGGGGTGCTGGGCCAGTGTCAACGAGGATTTTATTGCAGAGCAGAAAGCGAAGCCCCTACCGCCAGAGGCACCGGCTCCCATTACTGTGGTTGAGCGGTCTGTGGAGGTTGCGGACTAGGGCCTCGATTCAAAGTAACGAGAGCGTTTGTCTGTATCCAGACACGCACAAACATGGACTTTTTACCAGTTGGCCCACATTACGGCTCTGACTCAGAGGGTGAGAACGCGCATTATGCCACCGGGAATCAGGGCGAGGACAGGCAGAAGTACCTGTCAGGGTTAGAGCATTGGCGCGAATCCGCAAAAGAGGAAGCCTACAAAACAGCAGACCTGAACCCAGAAAAGGAAGCTGCTGCTAGGTACATGCGGGCGCTAGGCGGTGAGTATTGGGATCGCCGCAGAGCGAAGTACAAGTCAAAGGTTTTCGACAATCGCCTCAACAATTCTCGCATTACCGACCTTTCCCTCCTTACCCAAACCCGTCCTACGATAGACATCTCTACCAAAATTGACGCCTACAAAGGGGATGCAGACATCGTTTCTAAGGTCATCCGCTCAGAGTGGCTGACAAGAGACATGGATGCTGAATTCATCCGCGTCAACGACATCACCAAATTGAACGGGACAGGGTTCTGGAAGATTGGCGCGGCGTCTCCAGGGATGATGCAGGCTATTTCCTGTGGGCCGGATTCTGTATTCCCGATCCAGCCTGGATTCCATTTACAGAATTCCACAGCCATTCTCTACAAGACGTGGAAAGCCCTGTCATATTTCAGGAACAAGTTTCCTTACGGCTGCGCTGGAATTGAAAAAGAACTGTCCGACGTAGAACAGGGCGCGGGCGGAGCGGCGCAGTTCGCGCGGCCTAAAGAATATCCAGAGTACACTTGGGAGCGCTTATCGCCAGCAATGCGGCGCTCTGTTGGGATTCGCATAGGATCGGGGGATATTGGCACCAGCGTTTTCAAATCATTGGAAATGCAAGAGTACTACGTCGATGACCCGCAGGTGAACGAATCCAAGAATAAGGTCTTGATGCGGCACCCCTATCTGCCGCTTAACCTTTACAACTGGTGGTACTGGGTCAACCCCGGAGAGCGTCTGTATCCACGTAAACGGCTCCTGGTGTTTGCGGGCCGTAGGCTGATGTACGATGGGCCTGCCCCGTTCTGGCATGGGCTGTTCCCCTTCGCTACGCTGCGACTCAATCCAGTCCCGTGGTCCTTCTGGGGGCTGTCAAAGTATCGAGACCTGATACCTCTTAACGAGGGGATGAATGAGATCATCGCTGGCATCCTGGATATGGTGCGGCGGGCTCTCAATCCTACGGTTGTCACCAAGGCGGGTGCTGTGCCCCAGGCAACGTGGCGGGAGTTCTACCCCGACATGCCAGGGGCGAGGCTCTACATGCTGCCAAACAGCAACCCGCAGACGGACGTGAGGTACATAGCTCCCCCAGAGATCCCCGCGTGGGTGATGCAGGCCCACCAATACCTGTCGATGGAGTTTGACCGCCTTGCCGGGATTGTCGATCCAGGGGCACTTGGGAAGAAAAAGCAAGTTCCAGGCGGCGACACCATCGAACAGATGCGGGAAATGTTGAACACCCCAACTCAATTGGAATCCCGTTACGGGGAATTGTTCCTGCGTGATGTGGGCGTACAGGCTATGTCCAACGTTTTCCAATACTTCGAGTTGCCCATGCGGTTGCGACTCTTAGGGAAAGACGGGATCAGCCTGGAGGACTTCAACTACGAAGGGCCAAATCTCATTCCTGACCACGTAACCCGCGAAGATCACTGGAAGAACTTCTCGATGATGATTACGCCGGGATCGCTGTTAGGATCTAGCCGTGACCGTGAAAAACAGACCGCCATCAATATGGCCGCAAAGGGCCTACTGCCCCTGCAATATCTGTGGAGCGTTTTGGAACTCAACCCGAAACAGCTTATGGAAATGCTCAAGCAGGAACATGAGATGGGTATTGGGGCCAAAGCGCCTAAGCCGTCAGGGCAGTCCGCTCCCAAGATGACGGGTGGCCAGAAGACGGGGAACGTCTGAAGTGTGCGCCCATGGCTCAATTGGATAAAGCAACTGACTCTTAATCAGTAGATTGAAGGTTCGACTCCTTCTGGGCGCACCAGTCTAACCCCCTTAGCCGATTTATTAGTAACGGTTGGGACTCCAGCCAAAACTGAGAAAGGGGGATCTACATTATGGCACGTAAAAAGGGCCGCAAGGCGAAGCGCGGGCACAAGCGCGCGTAACTCAACGCCGATAGGGGGTAGTGGAGAACAGGCAGAACCGCTTGGACACTACCCTCTGCGCCTGCCATAAGAGAGAACCATATGGAAAAACAACTTATCGGAACAGAAGCCTCGCTTCAGAAGAACTTTCCGCTGAATGTCGAGCCCGATGGCAAGACGGGGACTCCTGAAGAGCAGTTGCTTGGCTCCCATGCCCCGATCTCTCGCACGCCCGTTCCGTTGCAGCAATTCAATAAGGGAGAAAAGGCCGGGACGTTCCAACTTTCCGGCTCAGAAGCTCCTTTGGACCACACGCCGACCAAAGGTTTTACGTCGTTCAAAACTCCGATGAGCGACCGTGCGGTGAAACAATCGAAGTAGGTTAGGCGTTTATGGCCACCACAGCCACCCCTCCTCTTTCCCCTGATGTGACCCAGCAGCAGGCTCCCCCACTCCAGCGATACGCCGAAGGTGCGGCTCAACAGAGTGCGGGGGCTGGCGGTGCGTCCGGTCCCCAGGCGTCCATGCAATTTGTTCTGCAAAAGATGCAGTCCATTTCAAAGGACATGATGGACGTGGCGAAGGTGTTGTCGATTGAGAAGCCCGCGCTGATGCCAATAGTGACAAGGGCGGCGGGCATGATGAAGATGATCGAGAAAGAAGCACAGCAGAGTTTACAAGGCCAGGGGAGCCCAATGTCCACTGGGTCGGAACCGGCGCAAACCGCGATGGCGATGCCGGAAGGCCCTGAAGCAATGGGCGCATAACCTTCTGGCTGGAAGGGACGCGCTATGGCTAAGAAAACGAGCAGTGCGTTTGACGCGCTGCTTGAAACGTTTGGGAACGATGAAGACAAAACCCTCTTCACCCAGTTGGCAGAAAAGAACCCCAAGGTCATGGAGTTCGGGCTTCGCCAGGACGACTACTCAAGAAAGCTTGACGAACACCGAACAGAGCTAGAGGAGCTTCAGGGCTGGCGCGATTGGCGCACCGCAAACTGGGACCCCGAAGCTAAGATGACCAAGGCGGAACGAGAAAAGCAGACACGGCTCGAAACTCTGGAAACAGAAAAGGCCGACCTGGAAAGCCGAATTGCACTGGGAGGGGATATGTCATTTGAAGACGTGGAACGCTTCGGCAACGAGTGGCTGAAGAAAACGGGGATCGACCCCACCAAGCTAGTCAAAACTGATGTTTTTGACGAGAAGGTTAAGGGATTTGAACAGTGGACTAAGAACCTGAACGCCTATACGGCGAAGGCTGCACTGGAGGTTCCTTACCTGAACTCTAAGCATCAACAGGAATTCGGGGAAATGTTCGATCCCGAAGAGTTCCTGAAGGCGGCGAACGAGGCCGGAACGGTCGATTTGAGGGGTTTCTACAACGACAAGTATGTAGCTTCCAAGCGGATCGACAAGATGAAGGCTGACTACGACGCGAAGCTGAAGGAAAAGGATGACGCTCTTGTCGCAGAGAAGAAAGCGGCAGACGAGCGGCTGGCGCGAGTGGCTGGGATGGGGCCGCAAGGCTCTGGAAGCCCAACCGACATGGAAGGCCCTACAATGGGTCCGCTCCAGAAGAAGTTGCTCGGGATGGAAAAGCGGGATGATTCAAGCGGGGCTCCCGAAGTCCCACTTGGCGACGGCGGAATCGCCGCCTACGCGGCGAGAGAATTCAACAAGAACGCGGCTGGCCGCTAAGCTCAAATAGTAGAGCGTAGTGCCATAGCCGCCGATTTGGACTAACGAAGGATTGTCTATGGCACTGCAATTAAGCGACCTCACTGCATTTACTGAGCAGTATATTGTGGAGAGGACGACTGATGTGATCTTCAAACAGTCGCCGCTCTTCACACGACTGCTCAATCGTCGGCGTATGCGCTTCTCCGGGGGCACATTCATCCAAAGGCCGATAATCTACAGCGAACTGAACGGCGACTGGTTCTCGAAGGGCGACACCTTCAACATCAGCTACGTCACCACGGACACGGCCTTCACGGTCAACATGAAGACCAGCTACGTCAATGTCACGCTGTTTGGAATAGATGACGTTTTGAACCGTGGCCCGCAGGCAGCGTTCTCCATCGTGGAGTCCAAGTTCGCAAACGCCTCGATGAAGATGGCGAAACTGATTGCGACTGGTCTGTACCAGGACGGTCAGAGTTCCGTATCGCCGCCTTTCACCGGAGCCCTGTCAGGCACCAAGTCGACGGACGGCTTGCTGGCTTGGGTTGACGACGGCAATTCCAGCGGCTCTTATTCGTCGGCCACCGACCAGACGAAGAGCTTCCTCTCCATTGGTGGTATCACCCGTACCGATCTGTTCGCGTCGGGCGCGTACAGCTTCACCAGCGGCATTACGCCTATCGCTGCGGTCGCTGGGGCCAACGCCTACACGATCCGTGGATACAGCGCGTACTCGCTGATCGACGTGAACACGGTCTACGGTGCTGCGTGGTTCGGCAACGACTACCCAGACCTGCTTGTTGGCACGCAGACGGCCTACAACAAGATATGGAACACCCTCCAGCCCCAACAGCGCTACAACGACGGTCAGAGCGACGTCGGCAAGGTGGGCTTCCAGGCGTTCCGGTTTAACGCCGCCGAAGTCGTCATCGACAAGTACATCCCCTCAGACGGCACCAACGGGCTGCTGCTCCTGCTCAACACGAACTACTTGGAACTGTACATCAGCGAGAACAAGAAGTTCCAGTTTGGGTTCACCGGCTTCAAGGAAGCACAAAACTCCATCGACATCGCCGGTCAGTTCCTCTTTGCTGGAAATCTGATTGTCCCGTCTCCTCGCTGCTGCGGGAAAATCGTAGGACCAGTGCTTCTCTAGGGATACAGGAAGGAAAAAGGAGAAATAATATGTTTAACGCTGTATCTTACGGAATCGAGTCTCAGACTCTTTCGACTGCTGCCTTTACTCTGGGCACTGGCCCAGGCCAAACGGCACCTCCGCGCTTTCTGCTCATCGTGCCCACGGCGACTACAACCATCACGCTGCCTGCTATCCCTCCTGGCTTGCCGACTCCGATTGGCACGCCGGGCACATCCCCCGGTATCGGCGACGGCTTCATGCTCACGATTCGCAACGGCTTGTCACCGACCGCTACCCAGTACGCTGTGTCTGTGGTTGCGGCTTCGGGCGACACGTTGACCGATCCCCTGCCTTTGGGCTACGGGGGAAATCAGGCAACCCTCTACGGCGCTCTGGTGAACAGGACTTGGTATAACCTCACGCCCAACACGGGCAATGGTGCGTATCGCGCCGTTGGCGCTCCTGTCACGGTTGCTGCCACGGATCGGTATCTCCAGATCGGCACAGCCGGGACAGTCACACTGCTGGCCCCTTCGGCCTACCCGGTCGGTATCGAGTTCGTTACGCTGCTTAACGATGCTGGCGTGACCTTCACCATCGCTCCCGCTTCCGGCAACATCAACGGCACCGCTACCGTCACCATTACGGCGACTGACGCTGGGGTGCTTTCGGACGGAACGAACTACCACTTAACCCATAAGTAAGGACTTAGGTTCTTATTCAACGGAGAACACATCATGGCCTTACAGCAAGCAAAAGTTTGGAACATCAACCAACAGGCGGTCTATTTCGTCACGGCGGGGGCAGCGGATCTGCCCTCGACCGCTGACTTCTTCAATGTCGGAGATTGGGTTGTCAACACGAACCCAACGATGGCGGCGGGCGATCCTCTTTTGTGGGCCGTCACCACCATTGCTAGCGGAGTCACCCCGACCTTCTCCGTATTGGCCCGGTCGTATCAGCTATACACGGCTGGAGCGGCTTACACAGCTTCCACGTCTGCTAAGGCTATCCTTGCTGGCGCTGTTACAATCACTCTTCCGGCAGCGACCACTTGGCCTGCTGGGCAAGAGGTTGCTATCAGAAGTCTCACGTCCTCCACGACGGTTACTCCGGTTTCTGGGAACGTCAACGGTGTGGCTTCCCTTACCCTGACTGCGGGCCAATATGCTCGTTTGATTGGGGATGGGACTGCATACTGGCAGATTGGTTAAGAATGGAGTAGGCCTCCATGCCTGTCAACACACTAAACTACTGGGCCGCAACGCTGACGGTGCCTACCGTTGCGACGAGCTTGTGGACCCTCGCCACTACCTACTTTGCGGCTAATCGCTCCACTGACTCCATTGACCAATCGGCTACGGTCATGTTCATGACTGGGGAAGTGGGCAATGGGGCTACGGTCATCTACGTTGGGGACAAGACTCTTAACGTCACGGCTACACCACCTGTCGGCGTAGGTTTAGAACTTACTGCGGGTGCATCGGCGTGGAGCGGGCAGAGCATGTCTGGCGGGATGACAACCGATCTCAATAACTTCTTTGTTCAAGCGGCTACTACCGTTACGCCGTATCTATGCGTCCTTGTCATGAAGTGACAGGGCGCAGAAAGGAGGGACTTTCAATGGCGCGTCACAAGAAGGGCCGGAAGAAGGTTCGGAAGGAAGTTCGGTAGGGCAAGGGCCGGTTTACTGGCTTGAGGGGCGGAGGGCGATTGCCCCTGCCCCTTTCGTCTTTGAGGAGTCTCGATCCAGACAAGGTAGTCTTATTATGCGAACAGCAATTTTGTTTCTCTTAACGGCGCTGGGCTGTCTGGCGCAAGGCACCAGACCTGCGTCAGTTCGGCCCCCATGCTCCGCGACCGTCACGACGAATTGCACGCCGCAAGTGTCCGGAGCGGGAGCGTATGTCCCATACGTCGTGGGCGGCAGTGGTGCCAACCCACTCGGGTTGTTCGTTGTCGCCGGTGCCGCCAACGCGCCCGCCAATGCCGTGAATCTGGGACTGCTCTCCACGGGGCTGTTGAAGATTGTCGTGGCCGGCCAAATTGCCAGCTTCACGAACCCTTCCATCTCGGATCTGTTGTCACTCGGGAGCTGGCCGTGGGCTTCGCTGTCGGGAGTGCCAGCGAGCTTCACGCCCGCGCTGCATGCCGCGACGCATGGCAACGCGGGCAGCGATCGCGTTACGTTGGATTACAGCCAAATCACCTCCGGCGCGCCGACGATCCCCGCGGCCTACTCCTCGAGCCCGGCCATGGACGGCAGCGCGTCAGCCGGGTCCAGCGGCAACTTCGCCCGCGGCGACCATGTGCACCCCAGCGACACCAGCCGCGCACCCACGGCCAGCCCGACGTTCACAGGTACGGTAACAACGCCGATCACGGGCGGCGGCGTCCAGTGCACTCACGTCAACAATGCGGGTGTCCTCACCGGTACTGGGTCTGACTGCGGCACTGGCGGCGGCGGGGCCAACTCAGCCGGCTACTATCTGGTCAGCCAGGCGAGCAATGAACCCGCCAACGCCGTCAACCTTGGCCTCCTGACTACGGGCCTGCTCAAGACGACCGTCGCGGGCAGCGTGGCGAGCTTCAGCACGGCCACCGCCGGCACGGACTACATGGGCGCGTTCTCGTGGCCCGCGAACGGCTCCATCGTCAAAATGGTCAGCGGCGCACCCACGGCAGCCGTGGCGGGCACGGACTACGTCACCCCTTCGGGTAGCATCACCGGCAACGCGGGCACGGCCACGGCCCTTGCCGCGCTTCCTACGGCCTGCTCGGCGGGGAACTATCCACTGGGCATCCTGGCGAATGGCAACACTACGGGCTGTACGGCGGCCAACAGCGGGACAGTCACGCATTCAGCAGGGGCGCTGACGAACACTTACGTACTGGTCGGCAACGGCGGGGCGGACGCGAGCGTGTCGGCGGCCTATGTGGATGGGTCGAACATTCTCAACAATCCAGCCGGGTTCAAGAGCGGCGGAGCGGGGAGCGGATCTGTACAACTCGGCGGCGCCACTTCGGGGGCGGTGACAGTCACGGTACAGGCCGCTGCGGGGACGTGGACACT